GCAATCTCGATCGTGTGGGCGCAGATCACGAAGGCATCCGGGGAGTTGGTCGGAACCGGCGCGCCCGTGGTCACCGCACCCAAGGGCACCACCTACCGACGCACGGACGGAACGTCGGGCACGCTGCTCTACGTCAACACGGACGGCGGCACGGGATGGACTGCCGTGGCGGAAGCGTCCGCGCTCGCCGCGTACCTGCCAGGTGCCGTGGCTGCCCAGGCTGGCGGCGAATCGATCAGGCTGGGCACCGCCTCGTACGGTTCCGGCATCACCTCCGACGTCACCCGCTCCGTGCTGCTCTCGCCCGGCATCACCGGGTATAACAACATCATCGGCGGCGACGGCACGGGCACCGTGGGCACGCCGACACCCAACGTCGGCACCGCGGGGACTGGGGCGCACGCCTCCGTCATCGGCGGCTATGACGACGTGGCGGGCTCGCTGTCCTCCAAGATCATCGCGGACCACTCCTATACGGAGGTGGGCGGCGAGGGTAACAATGCCATCTTTGGCGGGGCGAACCACATCGCCCGGTCTACCGCGAAGTTCGCCATCGTCGCCGGGGGTGACCAGAACGAGGTCAGCGGCGAATACTCGTTTGCCACCGGCTACAAGAACAAGGCCCAGGCACACTCGTCGTTCGTGTTCGGCAACAACAACGTCGCCTCGGGCGTGGCGTCGGGAGCGACGGGTGCAGCCAATACCGTCTCCGGGCCCTACGCACAGGCGCACGGCTCAACAAACACGGCGGAGGGTCCCTACTCGCAGGCGCGCGGCAACTACGCACATTCGCGCACGGCCGGTCAACAGGCACTCTCGGGGGGTCGGATCGCCGCGCTCGGGGACGCGCAGACCTCCGTGCTGGAGATGCACCGGGTCACCACCGACGCCACCACCACCACCCTCGGGATTATCAACTCGACCACGAGCCACAAGCTGCTCCCGAATCAGGCGGTGGCGTTCTCGTGTCTGATCGTCGCGCGGGACACGGCGGGGACTGACGCCGCCGCGTGGAAGATCGAAGGGTTGGGCACGCGGGCGACCGGCAACGTGCTATTCCCGACCGCCGCCACGGTCACCGTGCTCGGCGCTTCCGCTGGTGCCGCGACGTGGACCGCCGTTATGGGCACGGCATCGGATGGCGGCCTCAACACGCGGATCACGGGCGAGGCTGGCAAGACGATCCGGTGGGTGCAGCGTATGACACTGGCCGAAGTGCTCGGCGCGTAGCAATCGTCCCGGATTCGGGGCAGCCCATACAGGTTGGCTGTGCGCGCGCTGGACACCACCGACGGCACGATCTGACCCCCCAGCACGACCGCCGCCCCCCGTGATGCCTCGGCGTCCGGGGGGCGGCTTCCGTGCGTCCAAGTCGACTTGCACCCCCGGCCGCTCATTCCAAGTCGGAGGGGGTCTGACTTGGGCCCCCACCCAGGATGTCCGGGTGGGGGCAGCTTTTTGCGTTTCCCCACCCGGGCGGGGAGCACTCCGCAGCTTGTCGTGGCGTGTGGACTAAGTGTGATTACTCGACAGGTGTTAAAAACCATGCTACTTTTAGTCCATGCCTAGACGCTTGCACGACGGGATCGTCCAGTTCCTCATTGACCACCCAGACGGGGTAGCTCCGCCCGAGAAGGAGTTGCGATGTGGCAGGTGTCTTCGCCTGCAACCCATCGCAGAGTTCTACGTGGCAGGGTGCGTTAAGCGAAAGGCGGCGGGCGGTCGACTCACCGGCAACTACGTGCGGTGTCGCTCGTGCGCCAAGGTGCGCGCGGATCGCCTCAAGGCGCCGCGCCAGGCGATCATCAACGAGGCCAAGGCTGGTGGCTGCGTCGACTGTGGCCTACTGATGCCCGACCACCTGTACGTCTTCGACTTCGACCACACCTCCGGCGATAAGATCAAGAACGTCTCCGCATGGCTGACCACCGGCACCGAGGAAGACCTGCGTGCCGAGATCGCACGCTGTGAAGTCGTGTGCGCCAACTGTCATCGCATTCGTAGTGCCTCACGCCCGCACGGGTCGCGGGGCCGCGACGGCCGCAAGCCGAGCCGCACGATGGTCGACCCATCATGACCGACCCTTACTACCAGGACGAGCACGTGACGCTCTGGCACGGCGACTGCCTCGAACACCCCGAGTGGTGGACGGGCGCCGACGTGCTCGTGACCGATCCGCCGTATGGCTCTGGCGGCATGGCGAAGCTCTACGGGCGCATGCCGAGCGATGCCGGTCGCGGGCGTGTCATCGCCAGCGACGAGACAGCAGAGGCCCGGGACGCGGTTCTTGCGCTCTGGGCTGAGCGCCCGGTGCTCTGCTTCGGCACGCCGCGAATGGCAGAGCCGCCCGGCGGCTGGGATCACCGCTTGGTGTGGGACAAGCGCGAGCCGGGACTCAATGGCGGGCCGTGGCGCTACAACCACGAATCCATTTTCGTGCGGGGTGAGGGCTGGGTGCGCGTCAGCGCTCGGTCATTCTCGGTTATCAGCGTGCCGTCAGGAAACGGGACGCCGGAGAAGGCCGACCACGTTCACGCCAAGCCGGTCGCGCTCATGCAGTCCCTCATCGCGGCCGCACCCCCCGGCACCATCGCGGACCCGTTCGCAGGCTCAGGCTCGACCGGCGTGGCAGCTAAGGCCCTCGGACGCAAGGCCATCCTCGTCGAGCTGGAGGAGCGCTACGCGGAAATAGCGGCTAGGCGCCTCAGTCAAGACGTGCTCAACTTCGAGGAGCCAGCATGACCGACCCTATTGCGGCGCACCTCGCCGCCGTGCGACGCGACCGCTACAGCGACGCAACCCTCACAGCCCGCGCCCGCATCCTCGCCACCCTCCCCGACCCGCTCGGCATGGACCGCCTCGCCACCCTCGCATGGTGGGAGTCCCGACAGACCCGCCCCGACGGCGAACCGCGCGCCGCCGCTAGCCTCTCCGGCGAGAAGGCCCATGTCGCCGAGTTCTGGCGCTGGGCCATGCGCGAAGGGCTCCTCGACCGCAACCCGGCCGACTGGCTGCCCAAGGTCCGGCAAGCCAAGACGATGGCCGTCGTCGTCCCCGAAGGTGACCTGTACCGGATCCTGCGCGACGCAGCCCCGCCGATGCGGCGCATGGTCGCACTCGCCGCGATGGCGGGGCTGCGCTCCGCCGAGATCGCCGCCGTCACCTGGGCCGACATCGACCGCGACAACGGCGTGCTCTGGGTCCGCGAAGGCAAGGGCCGCAAAGACAGGTCCGTGCCACTGTCCGCCGGCCTCCTCGCCGAACTCGGCGAACCGGGCGCGGGTCCGATCGTCGGCAAGGCCATGAACGCGAAGGCTGTCTCGGCTGCGCTCGGCCGTTACCTGCGCGCCCACGGCTCCGACTTCACCGCGCACAAGTTGCGCGCCCGCTACCTGACACGGTTCCTCGCGGCGACGGGTGACGCCGTCGCGGCGGCTCAGGTCGCCGGACACTCGGACCTGTCCTCGATCACGCGCTACGCCGTAGCGTCATCGGACACCATGCGCCGAGGCGCAGAAGCAGCTGGCCGCATAGGTTGAGATAGGAGCAGGATCGCCACATGGATGCCGCTCGTGCTCGTGACGCTGCCGCCATTGAGTTGCACGGCAGCGAGTTCGCTCGACTCAACTTCCCCGCCGTGGACTCCGACCTCGACCTCATCGCCGAGGCTGTCGCCCGCTAGGCCGCGGCCCGGAGTGCGGCAGATTCTAGGACCCCCCTACCCATGACGGGTAGGGGGGTGTTTTGGTTTGGGCAGAACTTTGTGTGCTCCTTGACTTGACATCTACCCAACTGGGTTGCTAGTTTCCCCTTATGAACACACCAGCCGCGGCAGTCGCCGCAACCGCCGCAGCCGTCAGGGCAGCCATCGAGAGGGCTGGGCTCAGCGAAGTCGAGGCCGCCCGCCGCGCCGGGATCTCCCAGTCCACCCTGAGCCGCAGACTCCTCGGCAACCCGCCCGGCTTCACCGTCACCGAGCTATCTCTCCTGGCAGCAGTGCTGGGCATCGACGCCAGCAGCCTCGTCCGGCAGGGCGCAGTTTCACCGAACCAACAACGAAGGAACCCCAGATGAACCACAAGAAGAAACTCCTCGCCACCACCGCCGCCGTGGCCGTGGCCGCCACGATAGCTGCACCCACCACAGCTGAGGCCGGGCCCCGCGAGGTTGTGCGTGTTGTCATCCAGGCGGACGGCTCGAACGCGGACGGCGCACGCCTGGCCATGGCCGAATGGAACCGCTCGCAGGACCACGTACGCCTCCGCGAGGTCGACCGCTGCTGGCGCACCTACTGCATTGTGATCGACGAGACCTGGGACGCCGGCGACTGGCACCAGGTGCAGGGCATCCAAATCGGCGCCACTGCCTGGTGGTGGGACGGCGACGACCGCATCAGCCTGCCACTCGTCCTGGAGGCCCCCGCCACCGGGCGTCGCCTAGTGGACACGCTGGCCGGGCCGGGCGAATCCCTGCGCGGCGAAGACCCCAACGCACAGTTGGCGAAACGTGAGGTCCTGCACGAACTCGGCCGCATCTGGCATGTCCGGCTACAGCCCCATGACTCGATCATGGCCGGGCCGCTGCCCAACGCCTGGATCTCCAGCGCCGACGCGCAGCTGATCGACGAGGCACTGTCATAAGGGCGTACAAGGGCTTCGCTGTGGCCCCAGACGGCACTATCTCCTGCCGGGGCCACCAGTACGTCGACGACAAAGAAATCGACACCTACCTAACCGAGGAGACCCCCAATGACCAGATTTCGTAGCGCGCATGCCCCTTGCTTCAGCTATGGGGTAAGCGCATCAAGTGACAGCGAAACCTGCTACACTGTCAACCATGAGCGGCAGGGTTGTGAGGCGGGCGTACAAGTACCGCTTCTACCCGACCCCCGAGCAAGCCGAGCAGCTATCGCAGACTTTCGGCTGCGTCCGCTACGTCTACAACCGGGCGCTCGCAGAGCGGTCCCGGGCCTGGACGCAGGAGCAGCGCCGGGTCACCCATGCGGAGACCGACCGGATGCTGACCGGCTGGAAACGCGACCCCGACACGGCATGGCTGGCCGAGCCATCCAAGGGGCCGTTACAGGCGGCACTGCGGAACCTTCAAGGCGCATTCGACAAGTTCTGGCGCAAACAGAACCGCTACCCGAAGTTCAAGAAGAAGGGCAAGACCCGCGACTCGGCGACCTATTTCCGGAACTGCTTCACCTTCCGCGACGGGAAGTTGAAGCTTGCGAAGCAGTCCGAACCGCTGGACATCCGATGGTCTCGGCCGCTGCCGGATGGTGCGGACCCATCGCAGGTCACCGTCTCGCGGGATGCTGCGGGACGCTGGTTCGTCTCCCTACTGGTCGAGGAGACGATCACCCCGTATGCATCGACGGATGCGGCGGTTGGGCTGGACGCCGGGATCACCACCCTGGTCACGCTCTCCACCGGAGAGAAGATCGCCAACCCGAAGTACGAGAAGAAAGACCGAGCCAAACTCGCCAAGGCCCAACGCAACATGGCTCGCAAGCAGAAGGGCTCCAACAACCGGGCCAAGGCGCGGCTGAAGGTCGCCAAGGTCTACGCCCGCATCGCCGACCGGCGACGGGACCACCTGCACCAGGTTACGACTCGAATCGTTCGCGAAAACCAAACGATCGTCATCGAGGACCTGGCCGTGCGCAACATGGTGAAAAACCGATCACTGGCGCGGGCCATCTCAGACGCGTCCTGGTCGGAACTCCGGTCGATGCTGGAGTACAAGGCCGACTGGTACGGCCGCGAAGTGATCGCGATCGACCGTTGGTATCCGAGCAGCAAGACCTGCTCCAACTGCGGCCATCTGCTGCAGTCCCTGCCGCTGAACGTCCGGGAATGGGTGTGCGCCGAATGTGGCACCGTCCACGACCGGGACGTCAATGCGGCCAAGGTCATACGTGCGGTCGGGCTGGCCGTCCAAGCCTGTGGAAATGGAGTGAGACCGCCTCGCTCCTAGAGCGAGGCGGCATCCGTTGAAGAAGCAGGAATCCCCCGGCTTTAGCCGTGGGGAGCAAGTCAATGAGCTGACGATCACCGCAGACGAAGCCAACAGTCTCATCGACTGGCTCGAGCAGCCCGCGGCCGACGAGCCCGTCGACCTCGCGGCCGCGCTCAAGGCGTCAGTCGAGGCAGCCCACCAACGCCGCATCGAAGCGATGGGAGACGCGTCATGAACACCCCGGCCACCGCGAGGCGGATCGACTGGACCGACTACGGCATCTGGGACGACAGGGACCTCCCGACCAACTGGGTCCACGTCGTCAGCATCGACAGCAGCGACGGGTACGGCTGGACGACGCTCCACGCCTTCTGGTCGCCGACGTCGCGCCGATTCTTCTGGGCGTCCGGCTCCGGCTGCTCGTGCAACTCGTGGGGCGACGACCTGCGCACCGAGGGCGACTTTGAGAACGGCGACAAGCTCGGACTCCAAAGGTCCATCCGCCAGTTCGCCGAGGAGTACCCCTACTCCGTCTCAGCGACGGACGTCCTCGACGCGGTGGGCGCAGTGGCCACCTTCCGAACCGTCCCGAAGGAGCTCGGTTAACAGCATCCCCACGGATGAATCCGGGGGATTTCCTGGCTCAGACCGCACCCTCACCTCACTCGAAAGAGAGGCTCGAATGTCTTACATCCTCAACACCAGCAGGGTACTGCTCAGCCCTGCCCTTACGGGAAAACCTCGTCTTGCACGTCGGGCGTCTACTGCTTGGTTCTCGCGAGCTTCCGCCGGACAATCCAAGTCTAGCCGAAGCCCTTACCTCCCCACGGCTAAAGCCGGGGGTTTCTCGGGCGGTCTTCGATGACCGCACCCAAACTCCACGGAGGACGCGATCCGGGCCGCCGCCCGTCAGCCGCGGCACTCGGGGCCGCCGCAAACGGTGACTGGACCAGTCACGCAGCCTGCCGCAACCAACCCGACTACACCAGCCAAGACCCCGACAGCATCACCTACACGTGCAGCCGATGCAGCGTGGCCGCCGACTGCGCGCAACTCGGCAAACTCGAACTGGCGCGTGCCCTCACAGACACCGCCGACCGTGGCGAAGGCCGCGTGTACGCCGGACACCAACTCGCCGACCTGCTCCGACTGGCGCGCCACAACACCGCCGGACGGCAGGCAGCCTACCGGGCACTCGACACCACACTCAGGGCGTCGGCGGCCTGGTCAGTGTTCGGCTACAACTGCCACATCTGCGGGCAGGCACCAGACAACTGCACATGCGCACCAACACTGGAAGGCAACCGTTAACCCCAACCAGTCGTACGGCCTGTACCTAACTGTACCTATTTAGGCACATGTGGCGCAAGGGGTTGACTATTGGACCCATATGGGTTCATTATTGAGACATGACACCGAACCGATATGGGTCCACCGATCTTGATCAGGCCGTCGCCAGGCAGATCAAGATTCTCATTGCGGCGACTCCCGGCGTCTCTGTCGCCTCGTTGGCGCGCGACATAGGGATGCGCCGGGCAACGTTGTCAGCCCGGGTGAACGGTCATGCCGGATTTAATCCGTCGCTGATTGCCCAAGTGGCTATCCGCTTGGACACTACCGCCTCTGCAATCGTCGCCGCAGCCGAACGGTCCATCGGGACCTCGTCCGCAGCCGCCTGAGAAAAGCAAAAGCGCCGCCCGTAGCAGCGGACGGCGCGGAGTAATAGCAACTCACGAAGGAGTATAGCAATGCCCACCGACAAAACTTTCACCGTCACCCTCACCGCTGACCAGATCGACCTGATCGTTGATCTGCTGCCGCAGCCGCTGGAGCGCGAACTCCTCGAAGAGGACCTGTCCCCGACCTTGCGGCACGAGATCGAGCACGACCTGGAGCGGGTCAACGACATCCTCGAAATCCTCCTCGACACCCAGGAGGGCCGCCAGTGAGTAAGCCCCGCACCCGCCAGCAGGTCGTGATCGAGGACGTGGAGTGGATCATCGGCACCGACGGCCCCGACAACATCGCCCGCAGGTTCGGATATAGCAGCGTCAGACGCCTAGCTGACCAGGTCAAGTGCTGGGGGCGACCGGATCTCGCCGACCGCCTCCGCCGAGGCTGCCAACGGCTCGACGGCAGGAGCGCAGCATGAGTCGCGCGCACCGGCTTGGTCGGTATGTCGTCGAGTCTGAGGAGTGGCTCGCTGCCCGGCAGTCGGGGGTGGGCGGCTCAGACGTTGCGGCGATCCTCGGGATCTCGCCCTGGGTGTCGGCATTTGCCTTGTGGCACGCGAAGGCCGGCAATATTCCTGCCGAGGTGCTGACCGATGAGCCCGTGTACTGGGGCAAGGCGCTCGAAAAGGTCGTGCTGGCCCGCTGGCGCGAAGAACACCCCGAGCACGGGGCAGCTAACTGGCAGGGCTACACCTGGACAGACCCTGATCAGCCCTGGCGGCACGCAAACCCCGATTTCATTGCGACCAGCCCCGCACGCTCCCAGCACGAGATCGTCGAGATCAAGACGTCGGCTTTCGCGGACGAGTGGGGGCCATCTGGCAGCACCATCGTGCCGCCGTGGTACCTGACTCAGCTGCTGTGGTACCTCGACATCCTTAACGCCAGATGGGGCTGGCTGGCTGTCCTGATCGGCGGCAACGACTACCGGGAATACCGCATCGATGCCCACAACCACGCAGATGATATCGCCTTCATCCGCGCCCAAGCGGAGCGGTTCTGGCGAAGTGTCCAAGACGGCGAAACCCCGCCGATCGACGGGGCCAACTCAACATACCGGACCATCCGCAAACTGCACCCCGATATCGACGACGAGCAGATAGAGATCCCAGCCGGCCTGGCGGCCCGGCTTGTCGAGTCCAAAGCGGCGAAAGAGGCCGCCGAGATCTCCTGGACGCAATCTCTGGCGCTCGCTGCCGATGCTCTCGGATCAGCGAAAACCGGCACCCTCGGCGGCCTCAAGATCGTGGGCCGGCGCGCACGACGAACACGTGAAGGCGAGTGGGGCATGCCTTACGTCCTGCTCGACCGTAAAGCCGAAGCCAACTACCAGCAGTACCTCGAAACATCCAAGGAGCCAGCATGACCAGCATCAGCAACGCCGTCGAGCAACGTAAGTCTGACCCGACCGCGATGATCACCCAATACACACCAGACTTCGCGACCATGCTCCCCTCGCACATCAAGCCGGAACAGTGGGCGCGGGTGGCTGTGGGCGCGTTGCGCCGCGACCCGAATCTCATGCAGGCCGCCCGGAACGATCCAGCACGACTCATGTCCGAACTGGCGAAAGCCGCCCGGCTTGGCCTGGAGCCGGGCACTGAGGAGTTCTATTTGACATGCCGCAAGGAGAAGGGCACCAACAAAGTGCTCGGCATCACCGGATATCAGGGGATGATCGAGCTGATGTACCGGGCCGGCGCGGTAGGTTCGGTCGTCGCTGAGGTTGTCTACACCGGTGACCGATTCGACTACGTGCCCGGCCGTGACTCCCGGCCCATCCACACCATCGACTGGGACGCCGACGACCGTGGGAAACTGCGGCTGGTCTACGCCTACGCGGTGATGAAAGACGGCGCAACCTCGAAGGTCATCGTCCTGCGCAGATCCGACATCGAGCGGATCAAGGAATCCTCGCAGGGCTCGGACTCGAAGTACTCCCCCTGGCAGACAAACGAGTCCGCCATGTGGCTAAAATCGGCCGTCCGGCAACTCGCCAAGTGGGTGCCGACCTCCGCCGAGTATCGCCGCGAACAACTCCGCGCGGCACAAGACGTCGCCGCCGAACGCTCCCACGCCCCGGCCGAAGTTTTCACCCAGCAGATCGATCTCCAGCCTGGTGAGCACATCGACGAACTGACTGGCGAAATCACCGAAGGCGGCTACGCAGAGGCCGACATCGTGCCTGACGAAGAGTCCGAGTGATGGTCCTCGTCCTGCTCCTCCTGATCGCCGCATGCCTGGTCCTCGCGTGGACGCCCGCGACGGGCGCGCTGGCTGCTGTCGGCTGCGCGCTGATCCTGTGGACCGTCCTCTGCCACCTCGCCACCACACCCAAGGGAACCCCCTCATGACCGAAATCATCGTCAAGACACAAGCGGAGCTCGACGCGGCACTCGCCCGCGACGACATCGACGACAACACTCACGAGATCATCATCGACAGCCCGGCCAGCGTTTGGATCACCATCGGTGACGACCACGGCCAGGACGTGCGGGCCTCGGGCTCGGCGACCGTGGAGGCCTCGGGCTCGACGACCGTGCGGGCCTCGGGCTCGGCGACCGTGCGGGCCTGGGGCTCGGCGACCGTGCGGGCCTCGGGCTCGGCGACCGTGCGGGCCTCGGGCTCGACGACCGTGCGGGCCTACGACTCGGCGACCGTGGAGGCCTGGGGCTCGGCGACCGTGCGGGCCTCGGGCTCGACGACCGTGCGGGCCTACGACTCGGCGACCGTGCGGGCCTACGACTCGGCGACCGTGCGGGCCTGGGGCTCGGCGACCGTGGAGGCCTGGGGCTCGGCGACCGTGGAGGCGACTCCTTACGTCGCCGTCCATCTCTTCTCTGCGCGTGCGACGGTAATAGGCGGCGTTGTCATCGATATCGCCTCACTCGACCAGTACGACCCTCGCACGTGGTGCGAGCTCCTCGGCGTCATGGTCGATGACGACGGCAACGCGCACCTCTACAAGGCAGTCGACGACTCCCTCACCGCCGGACACTCGTGGACACCGACCACTTACGCGATCGGCAGCGACCCGCGCTGCGATGAGTGGCTGGACAACAACAGCTGCGGAGGTGGCCTCCACGTCTGCCCCACAGCGTGGCAGGCGTTTGACCACTACAACGAGGCGACCCGCTACCTCGAAATCACCGCGCCACTCGACTCAATCCGACCCATCGACGCCACGAAATGCAAAGCGCCCACGGTGCACGTGCTGCGGGAAGTCGACCTCAACATGCGGCCAGTCAAGGAGGCCACAGCCCTGGTCGCTGGCCGCGAGTCCGACTGCCCCGAATGCACCGAGGAGGTGCTCGATGAGGCTTGAGGTCAAACCCTCCGACCGGTTGCACATGCTAGTGGCCGCTAGTGTGGCTCACCGACCTCAAAGAACCCGACGCAGGGGCGCTCGGACTCACCAGCCTGATGCTGGACTGCGACCGCACCGCATGGCGCTACCGCATCCGCACACCCAAGCACCCCGACACCGTGCAACCGTGGCTCGACTCCCTGTCGAGGATGTGGGCCGACCCCGACGTGGTGCGCGGCCTGGAACTCACGCCCGCCCAACCAGAGCACTGGTGGATCTCCTACAGCCCGCTGTGGGGCATCCTCGACCAACCCGAGGTGCAGCAATGACCGCCACCCGCGCCCCGCGGCCCATCCCGCTCAGCATCAGCGCCGAAGACCTGCTCGTCGCCGCTGCCATCATCGCAGCGCTCGGCGACAGGCCCGGCAGGGCACACCTCCGCACACTCGCCGACCGGCTCGACCGGTGCGCACGCGTGTGCTGGCAGCAACAACACCAAGGCGACGAAGGAGATAGCCCATGTTCATAAGCGAGGCCCGCCTCACGAGGGCCGCTCGCAACCTGACCCGAGATCCCTACGCGATGCATCGCACACTCACGTTCGCGCTTCAGCAGCCCCGCGTCCTGTGGGCGCTACCTTCCCCGGACGTGCTGATCGTGCAGGCCGACACACCCCTTAGGCCAGCCGCCATACCCGGCGTTGCGGACTACGTCGCCGCCATGGAAAAATGCACCGGCTTCGCTGCTGGCGTTCGGGTCGAGGTGGCAGGCATCGTCAACCCGACATACTGCCGCGTCCCACATGTCGACGGATGGAAACCAGGAGATCCGCACCCGCGCGGAAAACGCCAGGCATTGGCGCCCACCCAATGGCCCGACTGGGCGCTCAGGAAACTCGAGCCGGCAATCACTGTGGACCGCCTATCAATCACCGACCATGGCGTCACTCACGGCCGCAAACCAGGTCATCGCATCACCACCACACTGGCCGCGATGCATGCAACAGGCACAGTCCGCAACCCAGGCCTACTGACCGCGATCCTCCTCGACGGCCTCGGCCCGGCCAAGTCGATGGGTGCCGGGCTCATCCTATGCAAGGAAATCTCATGACAGCCGCCACCCGCCTGATTTACGACACCGCAGGCCGACCAGACTTCGCCACCGCCACCACGGGCAGATTGCTCGTGCAAAATCCCGCGCCGTGCTGTATTTGCGGGCAGGTCGAGCAGGAGACGGCAGACGCCGACAGATCCATGGGCAGCAACTTTGCTGATCGCGGACACCTCCGCAACCATCACTCGACCAGGGTGTGCCGAGGCTGTCTGTGGTGTGCCTCGGGGAAGCCGCCGGCGACGCTGCGCATGTGGTCCATAGTGTGCGCGCCGGGCAATCTCCTGCCGCCGTCGCAGCCGAAAGCGTGGCTCCAAAACACGCCGGGGCTGTGCCTCACCAATCGCGCCAACACCCAGCCGATCATCGACATCCTCGCCACGCCTCCAGCAGGCGACTGGGCCATCACGGTCGCAGTTAGCGGGCAAAAACACGTGGTGCCCTACGCGGAGGTAAACCATGGCCCGGGGCCGTGGCTGATCCGCGTCGAGGATCACGACGTGGCGTCCACTCCTGGCGAGTGGCGGACAGTCTTCGGCGCGGCTTTGGCGCTGCGACGACTCGGAGTGCCCGCCGAAGCCATCGAGGCTGGCGAGCCACGATTCGTTGTCAAGGGCGGTGTCACTCGCGCACTGCTCGACCAGTGGCGAGTTTTCGCCACACCACTCAAGCCCTATGTGGGCTCCACACTCCTCAACCTCGCACTGTGGACCATCACCAAACCCATCATCGAAGGAACCAGTAATGCCTGACCTCGCACCCGACCGTCTCGACGACCTCACCATTCAGCTGTGCTTCGCGCTGCGCGACAGCCTCACCGACGTGTCCCCACTCGACTTCTGGCAGGGCCGCGCCGCGACCGCACTCGCGACCGCAGCCGCCGGAGCGGACAGTATCCAGCAAGCCATCACCATCGCCGCCCGCAAGCTCCAGATCGCGGGCTTCGACGCCAAATCGTCACCCATCGTCGTCGCCGTCGCGAAAGAACTCGACCCCCACTTCCGCCAGTGGGCCACCCATCTGGACAAGACACTCGTCTACATCATCGCGCTAGCCAGGGCCACGAATGCGGATGCGAAAGAGTCTCGCCGGCTCGCCCGTGAAGCCGCCCAAACCCAGCCCGTCGAACTCCCCAACTTCTGAAAGGCAACCACCATGACCACCATCACACCCATCGCCGGCAAGCGCATCAACTACACCGCGCACCTGCTCTCTGAGTTCCACCACGGAGCCGGATCACAGGGCAACACGTCTCTGCTGCGCACCATGCCTATCGCGCAACCGGACGGGACCGTTGCTAGCGTGCCGTTCCTGTCAGGGGCATCCGTCCGCCACGGGCTGCGCGACGCTCTGGCCTGGCACCTGGCCCGCGTCCTCGACCTCCAGCCCGGATCGCTCACGAAGGCCGCAGTAGATCTGCTGTGGACGGGCGGGGCAGTCACGAAGACCGGCGCCGAAACCGACCTTGGTATGGCCCGGCGGGTCGAAGACCAGTTGCCCACACTGGCCACGCTCGGATACGCTGCGCAGTCCGACATCACCTCAGGCACGCTTCGTGCATCCAACGCGTTGCTGGTCTGCGCCGAGTCCGCAGCAGTGCTCCCCCACCTGCCCGCCGTGCCGCTACGTCGCGCCGCAGCCTACCGGGGCGAAAAATTCGGCACCCGCCACGACGTGGCATCATCCCCGGTCGGCAGACTGGTGGCGATCGCAGACGACCTGGTCGGCACCTCCGTGCCCACCACGCAGATGATCTTCGACACCCAGACCGTGGTAGCGGGCGCCTACCTGGCCGGGCACATCATGCTCACCCCGGCGGCCACCGAGACCCACGCGCGCCTGCTGGACGCTGCGCTCGTGCTGTGGGCGCCGGACGGGCAAACCTATCTGGGCGGGAAGACCGCGCAGGGCTACGGGCACGCCGAGATCGCCTACGACACCCCGGTAGACGAGACCGCTGTCGACTGGTGGACCCAGCACATCCTCGACCACGCCACCGAGATCCTCGCGCTCGTCCAGGATCTGATAGCATGACCGAGTCCGTCACCATCACGGCCCGCCTGGGATCCGTCTGGATCCCGGGCCGGTCGGCCGACTGCCTCGACGGTCCGCTCGCCTGGGCGTGGGCCACCCGCGCCACAGCCCAGGGACGGCAGCTGGCCGCACTACGCAACGACGTGGAGCCGGCGGATTTTCCACTGCCGCTTGACATGTGGGAACGGGACGGCGCGTGGGGGTGGAAAGTGTCTCGTGCGCTGCCCAATGTGCTCGCATACGCCGCGGTGCAGGTGCGCCGCAAACCCGCCACCCTACCGATGAGCCGCTACGCGCCGGACAGGAAGCACCACTCCGGGCTCGGCCCATACAAGGCTCGTGACACCACCCTGTCAGGTGTGGTCGCCTCGACCATCAGCTGGCACGCTGCCACCACCGACCGCGCCGAACTGGAGGATCTTCTACGCCACATCACCCACCTCGGCGCGCGACACCACAACGGCCTAGGCGAGGTCCTCGACTGGACTGTCGACGATGGCCCCGTAGACGGCTGGCGCGACCGGCCAATACCCATCCGTGGCGGGCCGCTCATGCTGCGCCCCCGCGCACCGTACTGGCACGGGCTGGGGAGGGTGCCTCATGCAAATTAGACCCCCGTTCCCCTATGTGGGGTCTAAAGCGGCAATCGCCGGCCGGGTGGCCGCTGAGTTCCCGGCACACCGTCACTACGTGGAGGTGTGCGCAGGGTCGCTCGCCGTGCTACTGGCCAAGCCGCCCTCATCGGCAGAGACCGTCAACGATCTCAACGGGGACCTGGTCGCGTTTTGGCGGACGCTGCGAGACCACCCGCACGAACTGGCGCGCGCCTGCGCACTCACCCCGCACTCACGCGTGGAGATGTACAGGGCGCTGGAGCCCTCCGATGACGAGATAGAGCAGGCCAGGCGCGTCTGGGTGAGACTCACCCAGAACTCGCTGCGCACCACGGAGGCCAGGCACGACTTCTGGGTGAAGCGAATCACGTCCGGGGTGTGCTACCCAGACAGGCTCCAGTCGTGGGCGTCCCGACTAGCGCCGGCTGCGCAACGCCTGGCACGCGTGTCCATCGACCAGCGGCCCGCCGTCGAGATGGTCGAGATGTACGACGCCGAGACCACCCTGATGTATGTGGACCCGCCCTACCCAGGCCATGACGGGCGGTATCCTACCCGGTTGGACGACCATGCCGAGTTGGTGGACGCGCTGCTCAAAGCACGGGCTGCCGTGGTGGTGTCTGGCTACCCCGACACCATCTACAGCCGTCTGGCAGATGCGGGATGGCGCACCGTGGAGATCGCCAGTCGTGCGCAGGTGCCCATGGGCCGCACTGTCCCCCGGACAGAGATGCTGTGGATCAACCGCCGGTCGGAGGGTGGTCGGCTATGCTGATCGACTCTCCGAGACTGACCGCGCAGGACCGTCTAGCGTGGAGCGCCCTGGAGGGATACGACGCGAAGATCGCAGCCACTGGGCATCTCGATCGGATAGAGAATGCAGCCGTCGAAACGATCCGCCGGTTTCTGGCCGCGGACGACGGCTCCAGCTACGCGTCCATGTCGTGGGGAAAAGACTCTGTGGTGGTCGGGCATCTGGCCTGGCTGGCCCACCCGACCTGCCCACTCAAGCGCGTACGTGTGGCCGACTGGGAGCCACCCGAGACCGATTGGGTGCGAGACCGGTTCCTCGCCACACATCCCGGCGCTGTGTATAGCGAAGCGGTCTACGACGGCGTCGTGCCGCAGCGCGGGGAGCCCGGCTACGAAGAGGTGCATTCCGATCCGCGACGGAGATCGACCAACATCATGAAATTGATCCCCGGCCGCTACATCTCCGGGGTGCGCGCCGAAGAGTCACAGATGCGGCTCCAGTCGCTGCGCTGGCACGGCATCTCCACCCAGCATACTTGCCGGCCGATCATCACCTGGACCGCCACCGACGTGTTCGCATACCTCTACTCGCGGAATCTCCCAGTGCATCCGACGTACGCGATGAGCTACGGCGGGCATCTGGATCGGCGGTGGCTCAGGGTCTACATCCTGGGGTCCATCAAGCCATCCGCGAACCACTCGGACAACGAGGGCTGGGAGGACGCCTACTACGGCGACGTACTCGCCGCTGCCCGAAAGGCACGAGCACACCTATGGAAGGACAGTCATGAGCATTGACCGCCGCATCTGGGAGTGGATGCCGAAACGCACCACCCGAGCCCGCAGCACTACCCAGACCGTCGTCGCAGCCAACCTTGGCCTGCCTGTGTCGGAGGTGGCAGCGGCGATGGAGAGGATGCGGCGGGGCAACCATCTCATGGTCGACCAGTGGGGGAACTGGCACCGCGGAATAGAACCGGAAGGAGAATCCGATGGCGCGTAGCTACGGCAAGACATACCTGTCGATCTGGGGCGACGGCGACTTCAGAGCACTCCACCCAGACGCTCAACGCATGTACCTGTTCCTGACCTCCCAGCAGGACTTGTCGTGCGTCGGAACGATCCCGCTGCGCATCAGCAGGTGGGCGAACTGCGCCGCCGACCAGACCGCCCAGCAGGTCCGTTCAGCCCTCGCCGAGTTGGCCAGAGAAAACTTCATCGTCGTCGACGAATGCACCGAAGAGGTCCTCGTCCGGTCGTTCGTACGCCGGGATGAGGGCTGGAAGTCGCCGAACATGATGAAGTCGATCGTCTCAACTGCACGCACTGTCATGTCCGAATCGCTGCGGGCTGTGCTCTGCTCCGAGATCTCCAGGATCGACACGAGCGAGCTGTCAACCAAGATCAACACCAAGACGGAGCGGTCCACGAAGGACTTCATCGACATGCTGATCGCTACCGTCGAGAAGGATCTGAGGGACTGTGAGGTGGCTCCCGAGGTCGCCAACTGGGGCGCGGGAACCCTTCCTGAAAGGGATACCGAAACCCTTCCCGCAACCCATTCGGAAACCCTTCCCGAAAACGACCCAAAACCGGCCTGCGGAAACCCTTCCCGGAACCCTTCCCGAAAGGGTTCCTTAACAGCAATAACACCTACACCTTCAATAGCAACTGCAATAGCAACTACACCTGCCGGTTTCAGCCCGGAACAGGTCGATCCTTGCGGCTTCAACCAGTTCTACGACGCCTACCCGCGCCACATGAAGCGCGCCGACGCCGAAAAAGCCTGGCACCAAGCCGTCAAACGCGCCAGACCGGAAGAGATCCTCGCTGGCGCTCGGCGACTGAGAGACGACCCCAACCTTCCCGAGAAAAACTTCATCCCCTACCCCGCCACCTGGCTTAGAGCCGACGGCTGGAACGACGAACCACTGCCGCCACGTAACGGCAGGCAGACCAACGGGCTCACCGACAACCAATGGCAGCAAGCATTCGAACGCGCCGTTGCCGACGATCGAGCAGCAGGGAGGATCGGATGATCAAGACCGAAGCAGCCGCGCTGTGCCGATACCTGCAAGCGTGCTGCCCACAACAGAAATTCGACCAGTTCACCTCAGACGCATGGTTCGACCTGCTCGCCGACATGCCCTACGGCCTCGCCAAGCTCGCCGCGCAACGAGTCGCCAGCCGGCAGCCGTTCGTGTCGCCGTCCGAGATCATCGCCACCGCGAAGGCCATGCGGAAAGCCGTGGATCCGCACATCACTCGGCTGCTCGACGAGACCGAAGGCGCAGCGCCAGCCGACCCCGACACCGACTGGCTGACCTGGTGCAAGGCGCGCCGGGAGCGGGTCGCCTACCTCGTCGACCTGGCGATTGCCACCAAGGCGGCCACTTTCGGGGATGAACTCGTGGAGCAGGTCACCGCCGTGGACGCGAACAGGCTGCCGCTGGAGCCCAAGCCGCAACTGCCGACGGTCGACCACAAGGCCGACATCGTCCAGATCACCCGACATGCTAGGAGGATGGCATGACCGCAGATACCGCCGAGACCGCCAAAACCGGGCCTGAGACGCGAGCGCAGGCCATTTCGGCACTGGGAGACGCCGAGGTGTCTACGGGGCGAGCAGAATCGCGCACGGCGCACCCGTCCAGCACGCGTGGCAGTGCACCACCTGCGGCGATCACGAGGTATTCACTGGACACGGATCGCTAAAGTTAGCCTGGACCACGGCACAGATGCACGTCCATCTGTGGGGAGGGGGAGATCGCGTGAGCGACCGCAACAAGTATGGCGAGCCGATCTGTGAGTTCTCCGACCTGCCGATCTCGATGTGTGCGCACTGCTCGGGCAAGACCGGCAACCCTGAGCCGATCGGGCTGCACGCCCTGCCCAGCAAGCCGGGTCGTCCGGTCGACCTTGGCAGCTACCGCGGCATCGGCTACTGCTCGCCCGGCCAGGTGCCCGTTCCGGACCATGGCAGGCCATGCGCTTGTGGTCGTCCAGCGGGGGATGCATTCATCTGCCCGGCCTGCCTCGACCTGCTCGAGGTACACCTCGGCGATGTGCCCGCCATGGTCGAAGACCTCGAAGTAGCTGCTCAACGGCGTGATCGGGTGACCGTGCAGCGCCGGCCCACCAAAGCACCTGCCGACAGCCTGCGTCTGCTGGACGGGTGGGACGGATTCGCTGAAGGTTCGGTCGATCCGGACATGCCGGTGACTGCCGCCATGGTTGCTGCGGATGCGTCGCAGCGCTGGGCTCGCATCCTCGGGCACGGCAGGCCAGACAAGGCTGCTGCTGGCGAAGCTCTCGATGCGCTGCACGCCGAGCTTGTCTCTGCGGTGCGCATCCTGCTGGAGCGGATCGGCCAGACCTACGTGGGTGACCCGAGCAGCCAGGGCATCTCGCTGTGGTTGCTGACGCACAGCAGGTCCATCGCCTTGTCGCCGGCAGGGCCGGACATCGCGGACGCCATACGCCGCATCCACCGGCGCGCCATGGCCATCATCGACAACGCCGCTGAGTTGGTGCGGTATGGGCGATGCGGCACTGAGGGCTGTGATGCGGAGCTACTCGTGCCTGCTGGTGTCGAGGTCTGGCAGTGCCCCGGCTGCGGGGCTGCGTACTCGGTTGCTGGCCTGGATCAGTGGAGGCAGGATCTGGCCGCTGATCAGTGCGGCACGGTCGGTGAGTTGGTGGAGTGGGCGCGCATCATCGGCGTGCAGACCACGCGAAACCGGATCAACTGGTGGATCACGTCGGGTCAGATGAGCAGGCGCGGTGCGACTATGGACGGTGCGACGTATCGGCTGGGTGATGTGCTAGACCTTGAGGCCAGGCGTCGCAGCACTGCGAGTTGAGTCCCAAACAGTGCATATGATACGCTCTCGGCGTAGCCGATTCTGTGAAACTCTCCGGAATCGGTTTTCTGTGTTTGAAACAAAAAAATGTCGGTCCTCTTGGGGGTAGGGGGCTCCTAAAACCCGAGGGTCAACCACGGGACAGAGGCCGCGCGTCACCGGCCTCTCTCCCCCAGATGCCCCATAGGGGGGGTCGTGGAGGGTGCTGTGGCTGCGTGGGGCGGTAGGCGAGCCCAGAAGGCTTTGGAGCATGTGAGGGCGCGAGGGGCCCGGGAATCGGCTCCCTGCTGCATTTGTGGGCGGCCGATTGACTACCGCCTGAGGGCCCCGAACGAAATGTCATGCTCGGTGCAGCATGTGATCCCGCAAAGCGTTGACCCGCTGAGAATCTGGGATCCGATGAACTGGGAGCCGGCGCACCTGCGTTGCAACAAGGAGGCTGGCGCGTCATTGCCGCCTTCGCCGCACCGGCTGGTGGTCGCATTGTTTGGTCCGTCTGGTGCCGGTAAGACGACCGCGGCTCGCGAGTCCGGGCTTGAGATTTTCGACCGCGACGACGACAAGTGGACGTCGGAGCATGCGTTTCGTGAGGCGCTGGCCAGTGTGGGTGCGAATCCGTTCGCGCGGGCTGTGGTGTTGCGGTCGGGTGCGTCGTCATCGGCGCGGGCGAAGACAATGACCGCGTGTGCTGCGACTCACGCCTACTTGCTGGTTGAGCCGCGGAACGTGCTGGCTGCTCGGGTGTCAGCGCGTGGTCGTGAGGATAAGTCGATCACGCTCATGGCGATCGGGCGATGGTTCGACCAGTTCGACCGCCGTGACGGCGTGGAGGATTTTCCCGGCTGGCAGGCGGTGCTGCCTGGCGAGTTCGGGGAGGACGGCGGCGACATGTGGGTGGCGGACGGATGGTGAGTAGACCGAGGCCGAAGGTGCCGCCGATCACTGATCTGGTCGAGGCCACCGAGGCCGCGATCATTGAGGGCTATCGGCTTGGTGTGCTGACCGAGTTGGATCGCGCCGCCGTGCAGGCGCTCCGCGATCTCGCGGTGAAGATCTCCGTGCAGGACGAGTACTTCGACGCTCTGCGACATGAGCAGCAAGACGGCCGGCCGCCGGGCATCGACAACGTGTCAATCCCCACGTTCTTGAAGTTCTGCCAGGCCCTCGGGCTCACGGTCAGCGCTCGGACAGCCGAGGCGGTGAAGCCGCCTACTGAGAAGGCGGTGGCGAAGAGTGGCGTCGCGAAGTTCCGTCAAGCCACAGGTGCGGCCTCCCGAGTATAAGGGCTGCGAAGTCCCGCGGATCTTCACTCCGCCGCTACGCGAGCTGACCGAGGAAACCTCGCTCGGTTTCATGATGATCGAGTTCGCCAGCGAGGTGCTGGGGATCACCCTGTTCCCGTGGCAGCGCTGGCTGCTCATCCATGCGTTCGAGCTGCACCCCATGTGGACCGTGTCCACCATGGGCGAGCGCGGCTCCCTCGATCCGCTGTTCCGGTTCCGTAAGGTCATCGTGCTGGTGGCCCGCCAGAACGGCAAGACGGTCATCTCGCAGGTCGTCGCCCTGTTTTTCATCTACGCGCTCGGTGTTTCGCTGATCCTCGGTACGGCTCAGGATCTCGACACTGCCGAGGAGGTTTGGGAGGGCTGCCTCGATCTGATCGAGGAGAACCCGGACCTGCAAGACTTGGCTGACAAGCCGATCAAGGTCAACGGGAAGAAGACGATCCGCCTCAAGACGGGCGAGCGGTACAAGGTCAAGGCTGCGAACCGGAAGGCCGGACGAGGCCTGTCAGGCGATCTGATCATGCTCGACGAACTCCGTGAGCATCAATCATGGGACGCCTGGGCTGCGATCACGAAGACCGCGACAGCCCGCGCCGCCGCGATGATCTTGTGCTTGTCGAACGCCGGCGACATGTCGTCGGTCGTGCTCCGATTCCTGCGGCTGGCGTGCCACGAGGCCCTCGGCGACCCGGACGGCCTGGTCGCAGAATCCAAACGGCAGGCACTCCTGCCCACCGTCGACGATATCGCCGAGTTTCGCGAGCTGGATGACGACGATCTCGAGGACTACGAGCCGAATCCGGACGATTTGGCCCCCGAGGATTTCGAGGAAGACCTCGATGCGCTCGGGCTGTTCGAATGGTCATCCCCGCCCGGATGCGCCGTCGATGATCGTAAAGCCTTGGCTCAAGCCAACCCGTCAGTCGGGTACGGCATCACGTGGCGGGTGCTGCTCAACGACGCGATCACCGAGGGCAGAGACCCGGAGACCGAGTGGGTCTTCCGGACCGAAGCGATGTGCCAGTGGCCCGAAGTTGGGATGCACGGCGTCTTCCCGCCAGGTAAATGGGAGGCGACCACCAATGACCGGCCACGGGCCATCACGTCGGACGTGACCGCCTGCGTCACCGTGTCGGGCGACCGGTCGCGAGCGTGGATTGCACTGTGCGGGACACGTGATGACGGTGAAGTGCAAGCAGACGTTGTAGCGACCGCCCGCGGATTCGCCTGGGTGGCTGGCTGGCTCACAGAGCACAGAGACCGCATCGAGTGCGTGACACTGCAGGAGCGCGGGGCGGGCGCGGCGTCCGAGCTGTACAAGGCACTGGAGATCGACCCGAAGTTTCAGATCCCGCTGGTTCCCTGGGCGGGACCGACATTGACCGCATGGCATGGGCAAACCCATGATGCGATCCGCGATAAGAAGCTATATCACAATCCCCACCCGGCGCTTGACAGGGCGGCCGGCGGGGCGACCAAGAAGCTGCTCGCTGGCGGCTGGGTGCTGGACCTGTTCGATGCCCGCGTCGACGGTTCGCCACTTGCCGCGGTGTGCGGAGCCTACGGGTGCTTTATCCGTCCCGCTATCCCGCTGCCTCCGCTGCCCTCCACCCCGCAAGTCATTCACACCAAGACTGCGCCGACCTCCCGACCTGGCGTTGGCTCGATGATCTCTGCCGCCGACGTGCGCACCATCCGATTTTGAGGAGGCTGCCCATGTCGACGACTCCTCGCCCCGTCACCCGTGAGATCGGGTACACCAGGATCGGCCAGTCCGGGAATCTCTGGTGGCCGTTCTTTCAGGACGACGAGGAGACGCCGGAGCTTCGCTGGCCGGAGTCGGTCAAGGTCTACGGACGGATGTCCAAAGACTCTCAAGTGCTGTCGGTGTTGTTGGCGGTGTCGCTGCCAATCCGCTCAACCGGCTGGTATGTGGAGCCCAACGGTGCCGACGCGGAGATCGTGACGTTTATTGCCGAGGATCTGGGTTTGCCGGTGCGCGGCATGGATGTTCAGCCGCCCGTCCGCACCCGGGACCGCTTCAGTTTCTCGGAGCACTTGGACCTCGCGCTCGATGCGCTGATCTACGGGCACGCGGTTTTCGAGCAGGTGTACCGGATCGACGAGTCCGGCAAGGCGCATCTGCGGAAGCTTGCCGAGCGTCCGCAGTGGACGATTTTTGATTGGAAGATCGCCAATGACGGCGGGCTGGTCCAGGTTGAGCAGTATCCGATCGGCCAGGTCATCCCGGAACCGATGCCGGTGGATCGGCTGGTCGTCTACAGCAATCGCAAGCGCGGCGGTGCGTGGGTTGGTCGGTCGATCCTCCGCGCAGCCTACAAGCCGTGGCTGCTGAAAGACTTGGTGCTGCGAATTCAGGCGCAGGTCGCTGATCGCAATGGTCTGGGCATCCCGACCTACATCGCTCCTCCGCTGCCGACCGGCTATCAAGGGCCTGCGGCTGAGCAGTGGCTTGAGGAGCAGATCGCGGCCGGGCAGAAGCTCGCCGAGGAATTGCGCGCTGGTGAGAACGCTGGTGCGGCGCTGGCGAACGGCGCGACCTTGGAGTCCCGCGGCGTGGTCGGCAGTCTGCCGGATCTCGACAAGCAGATCCGCTACTACGACGAGCAGATCGCTCGCGGTGCGCTCGCGAACTTTCTGAGCCTTGGCGGCGAGAATTCGCGCGGCTCGTACGCGTTGGGCGAGACCTTCGAAAACTTTTTCCAGCAGTCGTTGCAGGCCACGGCGCAGGCGATCGCGACGACTTTCAATCAGCACGTCGTTGAAGACTTGGTCGATATTAATTGGGGGCCAGGGACGCGGGCGCCGAAGGTCGTGTGTGACGACATTGGCAGCAGGCATCCGGTGACTGCGCAGGCGGTCTACCAGTTGGTGTCCTGCGGCGCGTTGCTCCCGGAGCCTGCGCTCGAAGAGTACTTGCGTACCACCTACGGGCTGCCGCCGAAGGCGCCCTACACCCCGAAGCCGAGCAGCACCTCAGCCGATACGCCGTCGAATTCGCTGCGGCGGACCCTCGCCACGTTGCAGGCGCAGCTGCGGCTGATGGACACCCCTGAGCCCGAGGAGGCCGAGTGAGCGACTGGTACAAGATCCGGATGTCCGCACCGCGGACAGCCGACATTGACATCCTCGCCGATATCGGCGGCTGGTGGGATGGGGTGGATGCGGCGACCATGGTCCGCGACATCCGCGACCTGGACGTCGACGAGATCCGGCTGAACATCAACAGTGGTGGCGGCTCGATCTTCGACGCGGTCGCGATTCTGAACGCGCTTCGGCAGCATCCCGCGAAGGTCGTCGCGAACGTCCTGGGCTTGGCCGCGTCCGCCGCGTCCTTTATTGCGTGCGGCGTTGACGAGACGACTATGGCGGCCAACTCCACGATGATGATCCACGGCGGGTCTGGCGTGGCGATCGGCAACGCCAAAGACATGCACGACATGGCGGACCTGCTTGACAAGCTGAACGCGAATATCGCTTCGGTCTACGCCGCGAAGGCGGGCGGGACTACGGAGTCCTGGCTGGAGACGATGCTCGCTGAGACGTGGTACACGGCCGACGAGGCTGTTGAGGCTGGTTTGGCGGATCGGGTGGTTGCTGGCGAGAAGGTCGAGGCCGCCGAGGCCGCACCGTCTGCCGAAAACCGACTGCATCCCACGACCGTGGAGGACGCCCGCCGTGCGCTCGGGCTGTCCGCGTCCATCGCTGCCAACAGCCTGGCCGCTGCCGCCGCTGCGCATATCAAGACTCCCGTCTCGGTCGAGCCGGGGAACCAAGAAACCAACAAGGAGGACGCCGTGAACCACACGGAATTCCTGAATGGTCTCCGCGCTCGGCTCGGCGTGACTGATGCCGATGCGACCGAGGAGACGATTCTGGCGGCTCTTGATGAGAGTCTCGCCGAGCAGCCCGAAACCAACGCCGTGCCAGAGATGCAGATCCCTGAGGGGACCGTGCTGGTCGACAAGGGCCAGTGGGAGCAGGTCAAGCAGGACGCCGAAGCCGGACGCCAGGCCCGCGCCGAGCAGGTCACTGCCCGCCGTGACGCGCTGATCACCGACGCGCTGCGGGAGGGCCGGATCTCGCCGGCCAACTCCGAGGCGTATCGGGCGATGCTCGACGTCGACGAGGAGCGCGCGACTCGCGTGCTGAACGCGTTGCAGCCGAACAGTGCCGTCCCTGTCGCTGAGATCGGGCATGCCGGCGGCCAGGGCGACGAGGTTACTGACAGCAGCGACGAGGAATTGTACGCACGGATCGTCGCGGCCACTAAGCGCCGCGGAGAGGACTCCTGATCATGGCAAACCACATTCCCAAGTTCTATCCGGGCCAGGCTGTCACTTTCACTGCCGAAGGCGCCATCACTGGCGGCCAGGTCGTTGAATGCGGCACCGCAGCGCGTTCAGTCAAGGTCGCCGGCGCTGCCTCGGCGAAGGCGATCGGCACCGCCGCGTTCGACGCGATCGCGGGCGATCAGGTGACGGTTCACCTCGGCAAGCTCGTCGACACCGCCCCTGCCGCTGCCGCCATCTCCGTTGGGGCCAAGGTCGAGGCGGCCGCGTCCGGCAAGATCCAGACCGCAACCACTGGGCTGGTCCTTGGTATCGCCCTCACGTCGGCGTCCGTCGCTGGCGACATCGTCCAGTTCGTTCGGCTGTAAGGAGCCTGAAGATGACTTTCCCTGATGTGCAGCGTAATCGACCGCTTACCGCTGCCGAAGTGCACGCGTTCCTGCGGTCTCCGAGCCTGGTGGCTCACCGGATGCAGGAACTGACCGATCTGTCGTTCGTCACCGACTACCTGTTGCGCGGGTCGGCGTCGGCCACCGGCACCGGGTCCGTCATGGTCGAAGAGGATGATCTGCTCTTCCTCGACGACACGCCTGAGGTCGTGGCTCCCGGCGCCGAGTATCCGAGCTTCGTGTCTCGCGAGGTGCTGGCGAACCTGATCGCCGTCAACAAGCGCGGCTTCAAGTTCGAACTGACAGACGAGAAGATCTCCCGGACGCCGGGCGACGAGTTGCGCCGTATCCTGACGCTGGCTTCGAACACCATGATCAAGTCGGTCGACGAACTCAGCCGGGCCGTGCTGGCATCCAAGATCACCACCACCTACACCGGTGCCGCATGGACCGGCGCCTCGGCGGCGCAGTCCATCATCCGCGACACCCTGAAGGCATGCGCCGAGATCGAGAAGCTGGAGCGCGGGTACCGTGCAAGCTCCGTGATCCTGACCCCGACCGCATATGCCGAAGTGTCCGCTGCTCTGATCAACGCGAACGCTCTGCCTCGCGAATCGGGCAACCCGCTATTGCAGGGCGCGGTGAGCTTCCAGTACCTCGGACTCGACTGGGTCAAGTCGATGTACTCCCCGTTCACCAATCCGACCATCGTGGACGCCGACAATCTCGGCGGCGTGGTCAGCGAGGACATCGGCTCCCCGGACTACGCGAAGGCCGGCCCGATCGAGGTCAAGACCAGGCGCACCGACCGCGACTCGCACGAGATCACCGTCCGCCGGATCGCTGTCCCCTATGTGACCGGCCCCAAGGCGGCCATCCAGATTACGGGCACTGGCCTCTGATGGCTGGCTACATCGTCACTGCACCCGTGGCGGTCGTGCGGATCGGCAACGAGTACCACTACTTCAGCCGGGGCACAGTGTTCACTGAGGGCGCGAATATCGACCACCTGTGCGCTGTGGGGCTGATCGAGTCGTTCGGTGACGATCCTCGGTCAGATAGTGCCGATCCCGGCCTGCCCAACGAGGCAGCCGAGGATGATCTCCCGGAGGATCTGCGGGCGCTGAACCTTGCGGAGCTTCGGGAGATCGCCAAGGACCAGGGTGTCGACCTTGGTGGGGCGACCCGCAAAGCCGACATCATCGCCGCGCTGAGCGCCTGATCGGGGGTCGGCCATGGACCTGCTCAAACCGGGAGACCTGGCCGGCTTCGCCAGCGGCGACCGCGCTCTCATGCTGGCGTCCTGGGCCAACGCGAAAGTGCGCCGGGTCGCGCCATGCTTCCAGGACAGTCCTGATCAGGATGTGATCGACGAGGCTTTGCCGATCGCGGTGCAGGCGTTGGAGCGGACGGCCCGCACTGAGGGATGGGTGACATCGCAGACCGAGGGTCCGCGGTCGATCACCTACCGGCATCTCGAGTCGGCGGTGCTGTTCACGCCGGCTGAGGAGGCCGAACTCAAGGCTTTGTGTGGGTCGGCGAAGATCGCGGGTTTGCCGGTCGGCAGGTTCCCGGCTCCGCCGAGGGTCGCGCACGTCTTCGAGCGAGGCGTCCGGTGAGTTGGCGGGAGCAGCACGCCTTCACGATCACCGCGCATCGTGAGGAGCTCGACAAGTACGGAGGCACACTGCCGCCCAGTGCTGTCCGGACCATCGAGGGCTGCACAGACTGGCCGGTCGCTACGTCGGAGGATTCGCGGGCTGCGGTGCAGACCGTGGACCGGAGAACGCTGTCACTGCCTGCCGGCGAGCAGGAGATCCCGTCCAACTGGATGATCACCTATCCGGACGGTCGCCGCTGGCGAATCCTTGGCGAACCCTATCCGTGGCTGCCGGTCGGCGGTGGTGGGGTCACTTTGACGATCGAGCGGAGGGCCTGATGGGCACTGTGCAGATCGGTAGGGAGACCATGCAGCAGGTCGCGACCATGCCGTCCGTGCAGGCCGCGCTGCTGGCGAAGGCTCGGCTCGTGTTCGGGATCGCGCAGACCGAGGCGTACAAGCAGGGCCGGGTCAATCTCGGCGATCAGATGCGTATCACCTCCGGTGTGCGGCCCGGCGCGAAGGCCGCGGGTTTCAGGCGGTCCTACGCGCGGGTCGAGTCGACCCTGACCGAAGAGCAGCAGAAACAAGACAATGCGCGCGGCAAGAAGTCGCGTGCCCAAATCATGAGGAGGGCCGCCCGTGGCTGACGACACACCGTGGCCGCTGATCGAAGCGGCACTCATCGACCATCTACCAACCGTGACCTCGATCCCCTGGGAAGCCCCCGGCAGATCCGCAGCCGGCGCCCGGATTCCGCTCGGCGTGGTCGAGCAGGCCGGCGGTAGCCAAACGTCCGGTCTTGACCAGCATGTCGACATCGAGGTCACCGTATACGCGGCCAACCGCGCGGGCTGCTGGTATCTCGCCGCCCAGGTTGATCAGGCGATCCTGCGCGGCCTCAATCCTGGCGGCGCAAGCGGCATCTTTGTCGACGAAACCGCACAGGCGTTCGGCTGGGTCATCGACCCCGACCGATCAGGCGACGGCTACGAGGTGGCCACCGCAACATACACACTGACGGTCCGGCCACAGGTCGAGGCCACGACAGAAGGAGACAACAATGGCTGACCTCGACATGACCCTCACCGACACGCAGGTCCGGAAGTGGGGACGGGCACGGGTCGGAATTTCGGACTACGGCGCTGCTGGCATCACGCCCCCGACCGAACCGTCCGAACTGTTCGACAGCACCACCTACAAGCCCAAGGTTTTCCCGACCGGCGTCAAGGAACTCGGCTACGTGACGACCGACGGCTTCACAGCAGGCCGGTCGATTTCGACGTCGGACACGACCATGCTGCAATCCAATGTGCCCGTCCGCTCCGATGTGGAGTCGGTGACGCACACGATCAAGTTCGCGCTCGGCGAGGCGAACAATTTCGTCAACGCGCTCTACCACGGTCTGAAGGTGGCGTCGTTCGGCGCGAGCAAGGACGCGGCGTGGCTGTACGCCGACGACGCGCTGTCTGGCGCCTACGAGAACGAATACGTCCTCTGGCTGTACTTCGTCGACGGCTCCGGCACTCGTGCGGTCTACCGCGGCGAGATCGGCTACCGGGTAAAGATCACCGCGATCGACGACCGGTCCATGAAGCGCACTGACCCTGAGGTTTTCAGCTTCACTTTCGGCGCGTACGGCGACCCGGTGACCGGGAAGTCGATCCTCCGCGGCCAGGACGGCCCGGGCCTCACCACACACTTGACCTACACGCCGTAGGCCGCGAGACCGGCTGGCCGCCCGAGGTTTTGGGTGGGCGTCGCGGCGGCCAGCCTCCACACCCGCATCCCACCCAAGGAGATCCCCGTGAGAATCAGTATCTTCATCGACCTCGCCTCGCAGCAGGTCACCATCGAGACCGAGTCCGACCTGGGCGAGACCACCCGGGAAGAGTTCGCGGTCGACACCACCACCGCCGACGGCCCCGACGCCGACGGCTTCTACCCGCTCATCAACACCACCCAGGAGGCCACCCATGGCTAAGCGTCGCCGAATAAACGTCGCTGCGCAAGAGAAGCAGCTGAGAGAGATCCTCCTCGGACCTGACGACCTGATCGAACTGGTCACTCCGGCCAACAGCACCGTGCTTGTGCGTCTGCCAATCGGTCTGTATTCCGACGATCCGGTCGCGACCGCCTACGAGGAGGCCGCGACGCCCAAAGACAAGTGCCTGGTGGTGCTGGCGCACGCCCCCGACGTCACCGCCGAAGAGCAGTGGGACACCTGGTGCAAAGGCTTCGGGGTGGACTCCGACGAGGATGAGCAGCACGCCATCGAGCGGCTGACATGGAACGTCGGCATGCTGATCCGTGAGAACACGGAGTCGGTGGGAAAACACCGATCCGGGAGGTCGTAGAACTGATTGGGGACGACCCGGAAGCCGCTGAGGCTGCGCTACTTCAAGCGTATCCGGGTCGCGACCCGATCAGGGACGTGCTGACCGGAAAGATCACCCTGAGGCGGTTCACTCTCATGCTGGAGCACCTGCCGCCCGATAACCCGTTCGAGCGGTCTCGCACCGGCCAGGCGGGTTCGCTGCTGTGGAACATTCACGCGAAGCTCACCGAACTCGACAAGCATTTCTGCGATGCGCACACCCCGGAGGGGCAGCAACGCATCGAGGCGCACTACCTGCCGCGCCGAACTACCCCGGAAGAACAAGCCGAGGCTGAGGCGCAGGCTGAGGCTGAAGCGCAGCAGCAGGCTGAGCTTGAGAACCTGTGGTGATCACTGCTTGTGTGACATCCGTCCATTGTTGTCCGTCCCACCAGCGCATCAGGTCGGGCTGCTGTTTGTCGGCGTACCAGCCGGCTGGCGGCCCGACCGGCGCTGACGTGGGCTGCTGTGCCGGTCCTGCGAGGGCTAACTCAATCTCGTCTTTCACGGTCCTCATCGCGTTGCCCTGCTGTTTGGTGATCACGACCGAGTTTTCGTCGTTGCCGGCTGCGACGGTGCGGTTCCCGCGGCGCGCGGTCACCTCGGTGCCGCCAAGGATCGTGAACTGAATGAAGCCGTTGGTCAGCGCGCTCGGCTCTTTCCACTGAACCGCGCTGACTGAACGGATCGGGATCTTCTTCTCGCCTTTGCCGTGCACGGCCCGCGCGAGAAACCCGTCGCGCGTGATGGTGACGAACTGACCATCAAACGTGACGGTCCCCGAGTGGCCTTTCGCTGTGCTCATACCCAGAAGTCTAAAGCTCCGTATCTAGCGCGGGAGGGAGTACAGCAAAAAGTGGCTGACACCGTATGGCTCGACGTGCTCCCCTCGCTGACCACCTTCGCGAAAAAGCTCGCATCTGGTGCGACATCGGCCGCCGACAGCGCCGGAAAACAGTCGGGCGACTCATGGTCGAAGGCGTTCTCGGCGACCGCGTCTGACGGCGGTGCGCAGAAGATCGTCGACGGCCTCAAGAAGGCGTCCGTAGACGCCGAAAAGGCGGTCAGCCAAGAAACTCAGGCGATCGCTAAAGCGCGAGCTGCGCAATCTGATGCTGCTGCGAAAGTGGTCGAGGCTGAGGCGAAGCTGGCCGCTGCGCGCAAGGGCGACGATGCGGCGAAGGTCGAGGCCGCCGAACTGCGGCTGCAAGGCGCCCGCGAGCGGCTTGACGGCGCGACGTCGAAGGTCGAGCAGACCGAAAAGTCACTGGCTGCTGCCTCACGGAATCGCAAAGAAGTCTCCGAACAACTCGCGGATGCCGAGGGCAAGCTCGCCGACAGCACAAAAGAGGCTAGCGACCAGGCCGAGAAAAGCGGCTCCGTGTTCGACCGCTTCAAGACCTACCTGTTCGGGACTAAGGACGGCTCTGAGCAGACGGAGGGTGCCCTCAACAAGCTCGGGAAAGCATTTTCGGAGAATGCCGGGAAGATCGCGCTGGGGGTGGGGGGCGCTGCCCTAGCAGCAGGTAAGGGCCTGTATGAAATCGGCGCAACATTCGATGACGTGTCGGACACGATCCGGGTCGGAACAGGGGCTACGGGAGATGCCCTCGACGGTCTTGTCGAAGTCGCGACGAATGTTGGCCGTACGGTCCCGGCGCAATTCTCCGAAATTGGACCCGTAGTCGCTGACCTCAATACCCGACTTGGGTTGTCTGGCGATACTTTGCAAACTGTCGCATCGCAGTACCTGGAGGCTGGCCGCATCCTCGGGCAGGACGTGGATATCAACCAAACATCGGCCGCGTTCTCGGCGTTCAAGATCGCTGGTGACGACGTGATCGGCGGGATGGACACTTTGTTCCGGGTGTCGCAGGCGACCGGGGTTTCGATGAATGACCTCGCGTCTGCGGTTCAAGATAATGCGCCCGCCATGCAGAACCTTGGGTTTACTTTCGAGGAGACCGCCTCCCTCGCCGGTCAGCTCGACAAGGCCGGGCTGGAATCGAAAACTACCCTCGCTGCGATGGGCAAGGGCCTCGTCAATCTGGCGAAGGACGGCGAGGAGCCGCAGGAGGCGTTCCGGCGGGTCACTGGCGAGATCCAAGACCTGATCAACACTGGTGATGTCGCCAGCGCGATCGACCTGGCGTCCGGCGTGTTTGGGACGAAGGCTGCGAATCAGTTCGTCGGCGCTGTGCAGGATGGGTCGCTTGCCCTTGATGATCTGGTCGCGAATGTGCAGGCGTCCGATGACACGATCCTCGGGGTTGGGGAGGAAACCTCAGATTTCGCCGAGTCGTGGCAGCTGGTGAAAAATAACGCTTTGGCGGCGCTGGAGCCACTCGGGTCGACGGTTTTCAACGCTCTCGGCGACGCCCTGAGCGAGGCTGTGCCCTACGTGACGGCGTTCGGCGACTGGGTGACCGAGCATCCGAACCTGGTGACGGGCTTGGCGATTGGTGTCGGGGTGCTCGCTGCCGCGCTTGGGGTCGCCGCGGCTGCGCAGTGGGCGATGAACTTCGCGATGTTTGCTAGCCCGATCACGTGGATTCTTGCCGGGGTCGTGCTCGTGATCGGGGTGTTCGTCGCGCTGTGGACGCAGGTCGACGGCTTCCGCAACTTCTTCCTCGGCGCCTGGGACGCCATCAAGACCGCTGCTGGGGCCGTGGCCGACTGGTTTACTGGAACCCTAGTGCCCGCCTTTCAGGGCGCATGGGAGGGTATTAAGTCCGCAGCCTCGGCGGTCGCTGATTGGTTTACGGGCACGCTTGTGCCGGCCTTCCAGGCCATCTGGGACGGGATCTCGGCCGCGCTCAGTTGGCTGTGGCATTCGGTGTTTGAGCCGATCTGGGACGGAATCAAGACCGCTGTCGCTATCGCCGTTACCGCGGTCATTGTGGTCTTCGAGATCTGGAAGACCGTCCTTGAAACGGTGCTCGCGCCGATCTTCGACTGGCTGTGGCACTCGGTCATCGAGCCGGTGTGGAACGGTATCCAGGCCGCCATCACGGCGGTCGTCGACTGGTTCCAGAATACGGCCTACCCGATCTTCCAGACCGTCGTGACCGCGATTTCTGACGCTTTCGCCTGGGTGCGGGACCGCATCAACGACGCATTCCAGTGGATTCAGAACAATATCATCCAGCCCGTCATTGACTGGCTTGTCGGTGTGGTCGTCTCGAATTTCACCGCCTTCCGTGACATCATCGTCGGCGTCTTCAACACCCTGCGGGACGGTATTGGTGCGGCTTGGGACTGGATCAAGAACAACATTGTCCAGCCGGTCGTCGACTGGTTTCAGAACACCATCGTCCCGGCGTTCACCGGCTTCAAGGACAACGTGGTGCAGGCCTTTGAGGCGATGCGCGACGGGATCGAGACCGCCTGGAACGCGATCAAGGCGATCGCTGCCAAGCCGGTGGCGTTTGTGGTCAACAGCGTGATCGCGCCCTTGGTGGAGACCTACAACAAGGTCGCCGGCGTTTTCGGGGTGAGTGCGGTTGACGTGCCGCATTTTGCGGCCGAGTACGCCGAGGGCGGATATACCGGGCCAGGAGGCAAGAAGCAGCCGGCTGGGATCGTGCACGCTGGCGAGATCGTATGGTCGCAAGAGAACATCGCGGCCCATGGCGGCGTCGCAGCTGTTGAGCGACTGAGGCTGGGGCGAGGGTACGAAAACGGCGGCCTGGTGATGCCGGTCAACGCGCCGATCACCTCGGGCTACGGCTACCGCATCAACCCGATCACTGGCGCGTCCGAACTCCATGACGGTATCGACTACGGCGCGGCGGCCGGGACTCCGGTGCAGAACGCGGCCGCGGGCATCGTGACGTTTGCCGGAATGAACGACGGCTACGGCAACTTTGTGCAGGTCAACTCAGGCACCTTCAGTCTCTTTTATGCGCACCTGGCGTCGATCGCGACGCAGGTTGGTGCTCAGCTTGCTGCCGGTGCGCTGGTCGGCTTGGTCGGGTCGACCGGCATGTCGACCGGCCCGCACCTGCACTTGGGTGCCAAGAATGCGTCTGGCGGGTCAGTTGATCCGTCGACAATCCTTGGCGGGGCCATCCCTGGCGGAGGCGGGTCCGGCTTCGATTTCATGGGGATCATCAGCGAGATTCAGAATCTTCTCGGCGTGATGGGCGACCTGGGCGATAACCCGTGGGTGCAGATGGTGAAGGGTGCCGGCACAAGCCTGATCAACTCCGCGGTCGACTGGGTCAAGTCGAAGATCGGCGGCCTGCTGTCGGTCTTTTCCGGGTCGTCTGGTGTGGTCGACGGGTCGGTGCAGGATGTGGCGCAGCAGCTGGCTGCGCAGCGCGGCTGGACTGGTGAGCAGTGGTCGGCGCTCGACTGGATCGTGCAGCACGAGTCCTCCTGGAACCCGACCGCGCAAAACCCCACCTCGACCGCCTACGGCCTGTTTCAGTTCTTGGACTCCACGTGGGCGACGGTCGGCGCGTCGAAGACGTCTGACCCGTCCGCGCAGATCCAGGCCGGCCTTGCCTACATCGCCCAGCGCTACGGCAACCCGCTCAACGCGCAGGCATTTTGGCAGGCCAACGGCTGGTATGACAACGGTGGGCTCCTCGACCCCGGCATGACCGTGGCGATCAACGGCACGGGCAAGACCGAGAAGGTCTTGACCGATGAGCAGTGGGCGACCATGGCGCGGCTGGCCGCGTCGGCGACGACCTCGCAGATCGACGAGGACGAGCTGGCGCGGCTGATCGCGGAGGCCGTCAAGTCTGCCCTCGCCGGGTCGCAGCCGACGACCGAGACGATCCAGGTCGTGATGGACAGCAGGGTTGTCGCGGAGGCGGTCCGTAAACACAATCGCGGCACAGGAAGGTAGATCCACATGGCATTTGAGATTAAACGGTTTTCAGTTGGGCGGGCCGGGGTCGTTGGCGATGTGATCCTGCAAAACCTGAACGTGTCGAAAGGCACGGTCGGGCTGACTGGCAAGATCGATGACCCGAACGTTGAGTTCGCCGCTGAGCAATTCGCCGCCTACGTCGATTCTGCCGATGAAACATTCGTGCCGGTGCGCTTTGTCGGGCCGACCGCCTGGGATGGCTTCTACCGCGTGACCGACGTGCAAGCGTCCGCCTCGCCGTCCAAGCTCCTCGGGCTGTCAGTGTCTCTGGAACGCGTCCGCGGTTTCGCAGCCCCGATCTTCGAGAGTGTGGTGCTGGGCAGCAAACGGGTGTCCTCGTCGGCGGACGTGACTCCGCTGGCGTGGCATGCTGTGCCAGCGGCGGCGACCGGCTATGAGACCGGTGTGCTGACTCCGACGCGGACGGTTCTGTCGGGTGAGACCGGGGATGTGCAGATCTTCTCCGAGGCCACGAATCATCTTTTCAACGCTCGCCCGATATGGTTTCTAAATCCGGCGGACTGGTATGCGGGCGCGTCGCAACTGACGGTGGCGGGGCATGTGGTGACAGGCCGGCAGGTCCGTAACGCGCCGATCGGCTGGGTGCTGTCCAACGGTCTGGTCAGGTTTGTGGGGCTGGCTGACGGGGGTATCCGGTCGGAGCGGTGGGACGGTGCGGCGTGGTCGTCGCCCGGTGTGTGGAGGCTCAACCGGACGACCGAAGGCGGCAGTGCGAACCCGGTCCCGGCACCTCACACGCTGACAGTGCTGCGCAACGATCCGGCGTGTGTGACGATCCGCGTCGCCTACGATGCGGCGGCACTGGTGCCCGGCAGCCGGTTCGTGGTGCTCCTGGACCTGTCGCTGCGGCGCGGGTCGACGGTGGTGGAGGCGACGGTCACGACCCGCGGCTACTACATGTGGGGCTTCTACTCTCCGATCACCTGGTCGTCCCCGCCGGCTGCCTACGATTCGTTCACGGACGGAACATTCGTCGCGGCCGGTGGCACCGCCGACCTGGGGTGGTTCGGCGACGGATCACCGGTCTCCACCTCTAAATTTGCTGGCGCCCAGACCCAGTTTGTGCAGTGGGGTTGGGGCTACCTCGCCGGCCGCACCCAGCAGCAGGTCGCGCAGATGTACGCGGCGGCGCAGTCAGAGCGCACCGAGGTAGTCGCGCGATGAGCGTGACCGAGCGCGTGATGGCGGCCGGGGACTGGTCCATCACCCTGTCCTCGGAGACTCCCCGCAAACTTCTTGAGGCGATCAACGTCGAGGCGGTCGGGTTTTCCGCGCTGGTGATCCTGCCCGCCCACCTGGATGTCCGCGCCCACACTGATGCGGATCTGCTGGCGCTGGCAAGGTACACCGGGATCTACCGCCGACAGGAGGGTTTGACACTGTCGGGTGCCGGCCTGCCGACCCTGATGGGTGACGAGGACGGCAAAGGCGATGTCTTCGAGTCGCCCCGGACAACCGCGAACGGGTACCTCACCCAATGGGTGCCGGCCCTCAGGCCGATGTCGCTGGCCGCGGGCACAGTCACCTCGCCGGGCGGATCATATACGAAATCGTTTTACCTTGTCACGGCCAAAGAGGCCTTCGAAACGCTCAACGCGACCTTCGGTGTCGAGTGGAGGATCACCCCCGACCTGAAGCTGCATGTGGGGACCCCGGCAGCGCTGTATGGCACCACCCCGAAGATCATTGTGCTGGCCGACGCGGGTGAGGGCGGTCGGGATATCTCCCTGACAGGGGTTGCTGCGACGGCCGGGCTCAGCGTCGACCTCGAGGACTACGCCTCGAAGATCATCGTCCCGTACGGCGCGGAGACCGAGGTGGCGGTCGCCGAGGTCAGCGAGCATCCGTACCGGCGGCCGGCCGATGGCGGCCCCGCGCTGATCGACAAAGTCATCTCCGCGGGCACTGGTGATGCGACCGATCCGCAAACCCTGGCGGATGCCGCGCTGGAGACTGCCGGGATGCCGCGCCGCGAGGTCACCGTGCAGGATACTCACTACGACCTCGGGCTGATCGCCCCGGTCGGCTCCTACTTGTGGCTGTACGCGCCGCCGATGATCATGAACACTGGCAGCCCGGTGCAATTCCGCGGGCGGGTCTGCTATCCGCAGCTGATCCGGCTGATGGGAATGACCTGGCCAGTCACGATCGGTCATGGTGTGTATTTGCGCACGGCCAGCACTGGTGAGGTGGTCTGGCAGGACCTCACCGAGTGTGTGGAGTGGGAGACCGGGAATGTCCGGCTGGAGGTGGGGGCGCTGCCCCGCCGGTCAGACTCCGGGGTGTCGCCGCTCGTTTGACCAGGTGAAAGCCGCCTGACCTGCATCGGGCTTCGGCTGGTGGAGCGCGCCGACGATCGCGCGCCTGATCCACTCGGACCTGCTCACGTGGGCCGCGCGGGCGGCCTCGTCCACTCGGGCGAGAATGTCCGGCTGGATGGCGATGTTGACCTGAGGCCCGACTGCCGGACGCCCGCCGCGGTTGCGGCGGGCCGTCTCGGTGGTCACAGCTCGACGCCGTACTGGGGTGCGAGCTGCTCCAGCTTGTCGGCCTTGCTGATGGCCCATGCGGCCTTGCTCTTGCACAGGGCGGCGTAGGCGGTGCGCATCGTCGCTTCGGTCGGGATGCTCCCGCCCGACATGCGGTCGACGATCTCGGCGGCGGCCTTGGCGGTCATGCTCTCGGTCATTTCTTCCTCTCCCTTGGGGGTCCGTCCCCCTCGATGTCTCTATTATTACACCTAGCAACCTACTTGTCAACCCTAGAAACAATGATTTTCGCCTGACCTGCACTCCACCCCCAAGCTGAAGGAGCCACCATGCGCCGCCTCATCATGCCCGTCCTTACCCTCGTCCTGCTGCTAGCCGCGGCACCCGCCGCCCCCGCACAGGCCCGGCCTGTCGGCGCCGAATCGGTGCGGGTGATCATCCGCACCGACCGAATGCGTGCCGGCGTCGAGCAGGGCGTCGACATGTGGGCGGCCGGGCAAACCCGATACCGCCTGCAAATCAACGACCAGTGCTACCCCGGCGATCTGTGCATCGTGGTCGACGACACCCGGTGGGCTGGCGACTGGTACACGGCTGGCGGCGTCGCGTATGGGTCTGAGTCGTGGTGGGATCGTCGTGGCCGCTGCCAGATACGGGTGCCGCTGGTGCTCACCCGCCCGCGGCTGCTCGACCAGTTCGCGGGCGCAGACACTGGCGGTGTGCCTGTCGATGTTTGGGTGCAGGGCGGGGTGACTGCCCACGAGATCGGGCATTGTTTCGGCCTGTCTGACACGGGTGGCGGCACCGGTGTGATGGGTGACCCGCCCGCCGGGCCGGTGTCGGCTGCTGAAGCTGAGGCCGTGTGGGCCGCCCGGTGACCACCATGTCTGATCCTCGGCAGCGCCGCATCTGGGACATGATCGCCGAACCGAAAACCGTGACCATCCTCATGACGGCGCTCTACGCGAGCGTGCTAGTCCTCGGCGTTTACACGTTGGTCGAGCCGTCCCACAGCCGGGTCATCATGTCGATCCTGCTGATCACCGGCGGCGCGCTGGGCATGGTGTCCGCGCCGATCGGGCAGTGGTGGATCGAGCGGGCCGGACTGATCGGTGTGGTCACCGCGTGGGCGATGCACCTGCTGACCGTGATCCACATCGCCCCGCCGGACGGCGCGTGGCAGATCCTCACGACCGTGTGGGCGATCGGGCTGTGTGTGACGCGCTGGCTGCGGATTTCGGGGCTGCCTGCCGACCCGCGCAGGAGGGTCAGGAGGGTTAGTGAGTGACTGGCAGACGTGGCTCACAGTGCTTGGTGCGTCCGGGATCATCGCGCTACTCGGCACGATCATCCGGGGTATCGGCGGCTGGCTCACCGGCTCGTCACAGCGGCGCATGGGCCGTGCGGCGGAGGCGATCGACTCTATGGCCACGGCCGGGATGTGGGCGGACGCGTACTGGCGGGCTCGGGCGTGGTGCACGAGGCATCACGGCTGGTCCGAGGGCTATCCGCCACCACCCGATGACGACGACGACACGGACCACGGACTGAGGAGGGCATGATGGCGACTCCGACTGAGATCCTGACCACTGGCGGCCTGGTCAACGCGGATCTGATCGTGCAGGCCGCATCCGCGACCGGTGTGCCGCTGGCCGTCCTCGCCGCCATGGTCGAAAAAGAGACTGGCGGAAAGAACATCTACGGCCACGACGCAGGTGGTGTCTTCTCGACCCTGTACGGCAGTGTGACCGTCGAGGGCGTCACCTACGGCAAGGGCGCAAACATTCCGGTCACGCAATCCAATTTCGCCGAGTTCCGGCGTCAGGTGATCGACAACGGGAAGACCTCGAACGGGGTAGGCCCTTGCCAGATCACGTACTGGGGCTTTTTCGCCCAGAATCCCACGTACGAGTTTTGGGATGCACTCCAAAACCTGAAGTTCGGCGCGGACCTCATCAAGAGCTATCTGGCCGGCGACACCTCGGATGCCTCGATCAGCGCGGCTGGTGCCCGCTACAACGGCGGCACCAACCCTGGCGAGAAGGCGCTTGCCTACGGCGCGGACCTGCTCACCAAAACCAACGCCTGGCGGGCAAAGCTCGTCAATACTGCCGAGGAGGCAACGCCCGTGTCCTACAATTTCATCGCCCAATACGACTCCCCCAACCACGGCGGGTTCGGAACCCAGATCGCGCTGCCGGCCAGACGCGCGGTGCTGCACTGGTGGGGCAGTCCTAGCGGGCAGAATCCCCAAGGCATCATCGACTGGTTGTGCAATCCTGCATCGCAGGTGTCGGCGCACGCGGTTGTCTGGCAGGGCAACGTGGCCTGCCTCGTCAACTACGACGAGCCGAGCTGGGCTAACGGCAACGCCACGGCGAATACGACAGCCATCACGCTGGAGTGTGATCCGAACGACATCGACGGCACGATCCCGACGATCGTCGACTATCTGGCCGATCTAGTTCGGCAACGCAATTTGGTCGAGGATTTTGAGCTGACCGGGCATAGGGACTGGTATAACACGGCCTGCCCTGGTGACTATTATTCGCGCCTGGCCGAGATCCGGCAGGCAGTCCGCGACGATCTCGCGGGCATAACCACCACACCATCGGAGGAAGAAGACATCATGAGCACTGAATCCACCGCCCTGTTGGGCACCATCGCCGACCGCCTGCTGGTCGTCTGTGACGCGCTCACGGTCGGCAAGGAGGGCGTCAAATTCGACGGGGATGTGATCGCCCGTCTGCGGTCGATCGAGTCCAAGCTCGACGCGCTGGCCGGCGACACCACGGAGCCTGAGCGCGCCGAACCCGAACCCGAGACCCCCGCAGAAACCGCACCTGTGACCGGTGCCACGGCGATCCGGGAAGCGCTGGCCACCGCCCGCGCAGCACTGTCCATCATCGAAGCCCACCTCTAAGGAGCAATCCAATGACCTTCACATATGCCCTTGTCATCGGCGCTGTCCTGCCGTTCCTGGTCGCCGCGATCGCGAAGACCACCTGGCCCAGCCAGAAGAAGCGCGTCTTCACGATCTTGCTCGCCGTGCTGGCTACCGCCATCGGTGTGGTCCTGCAGTACCGGCCGGACTGGTGGCAGGCGGCTGCGGCTGTCCTGGCCGTGATCGTGGGTGTCGGGCAGACCGTCTACACCGTGCTGAAGCCCACCGGTGCTCTGGACTGGCTGGAGGAACTCGGCTCTCCTGAGCGCGCTGAGCAGGACTGACCAATGACGGGCGGTTGGCGCATGCTCGGGCTCGCGTCAGCCGCCTGTCTGATCATCCTGATCGTGCACCTGACCGATACCGATCTGACCGTGCTGCTGCTCGGCGGGATCAGCTTGGCCGGCATCTGGCACATCGCGAAACAATGGAGAGGGGGTCGCCGTGAGCAGAGTCCACGTCTCGCTGCACCGCGACGACGGCACCAGTGAGCGGACGCCGATCGCGGGGATGATTCGGTTCGCCCCATCCAAACGCCGCACCGCGGGCGCTGATGTCATCCTGCCCGCCGGCTTTGATGCCGAGCTGGTGGGTGGTGAGGTCACGGTCGAGCTGGCCCCGACCGGGCCGGACTGGTGCTGGGTGGTCATCGAACCCACAAAACGCGGCCTGATCCGGTACATCATCGTGCCCGATGTCGGCGACGTGGTGTTGGAGTACTCCTCGCTGCCCGATGTCGACCCCGCCACCTTGGAGCCGTCCGCCGAGCCTGAGGCGGCATGGTGGGCCGCATGGCAGGCGATGGCCTCCGGGACCTACCTGGTCCCCGACCCCAGCAACCCCGGCCTCTACCTGCCCACTGCTGGCTCGGCGATGGTCGAGGACCCTGCCCATAATGGCCTCTACACGATTGGAACCTTGGCATGACCGACCGTTTCGTTACCGTCCCCGACTCGCTCGAACTGCCCGCCGCGGTCAAGGTCGGCGTCGACCGACTCCACGACTCGACCGTGGCCGGGCGGGCGCTGCTCACCGGAGCGGACGCCGCAGCCCAGCGCACATCGCTCGGACTCGGCGACGCCGCCCAGCATGCGCACGGCGACTACGCCACCGCCGAGCAGGGGGCGAAGGCGGACGCCTCCGACGTGGCCGCGCTCACTCTGACGGCGCCCCTCGCGCTCACCGTCCCCGCAGGCTTCCCCGCCGGGCAGGTGTACCGCGTCACCATCACCCAAGACGGCACCGGCGGACATGCGGTCACTTATGGCGGCCAGCCCGTCGCGGTCGATCTGACCGCAGGGGCGTCCACGCAGGTCGAAATCTGGCCAGACGGGGAGGTCGCCTACCCGGTCACGGCGTCCCTTTCGTCCACTTACGTGGCGCAGGATTCCAACGCCGTCAACGTCAGGGACCACGGCGCTGCGGGTGATGGGCTGGCCGATGACACCGCCGCGTTCGTGGCCGCCATCGCCGTCTCTGGTGGTGCTGACGTGCTGGTGCCTGATGGCACCTACATCGTGAACACCGTGGCCGTTTCGGTGAATACCCACCTGCGGCTCTCCGCTGGCGCCACCATCCGGCACAAGGCCGCGTCCACCAATCACCTGTTCGTCGTCACCGCCACGCGATTCTCAGTCACCGGCCCCGGCGTGATCGACGGCAACCAGGCCAACCAGACCGCCCGCCGCTACGCGATCCGGGCCGAGGTTCCCTCTGGCACCGTCGTCACGATTGACCGCGTGCAGTTCATCAACACGCAGGCCGCCGCGATCTACGGCGCCAACCTCGGGGGTGAACTGGTCGTGACCCGGTGCCACTTCTCCAACATGGACGAGCACGACGGCGTCTCAGGTAATTGGACCTGCGCCCTGTCCATTGAGACTGCGCAGGCTGGCGTGCGCGGCATGTTGCGGTTCAACCACAACACCCTCATCGGGACGGACACGCCCGCCGTGGTGGGAGGGTCGCCCGGTGGTGTGATGTTCGCCCCGACGCTCGATTACGCCCTCAAGCTCGGCAACCAGTCCACGTTCGAGGCCATCGGAAACCACTTCTGGGGCATCGGGCAACACTGCTCCGTCAACGACATCGCCGCGCTCCACACCTACCCGCACACGCGGGCCGCCCGGTTCATCGGCAACTACTTCGAGAAGTGCGGGTTCTCAGCCATCGCCGCAAAGTCCGTTGAGGACTTCGTGTGTCAAGGCAACATCATCGTGGATGGCATGATCTCCGCGAAGAACGTGGCCACCGAGGGCGCCATCTCCTACGCCCCCGGATACCACGCGCTGACCCCACGCCCCCGCGCCGCCATCACCGGCAACATCGTCATCAACCCCGGCGGGGAATCAGCTACCGCGCTACAGGTCGGCATTGCCGTAATCGGCACGGCCGGGGCCGAGGGCACGGACATCGTTGTGGCCGATAACGTCATCTCCGGTGTCGGGCTGGCGGGCATCAAGGTGGACCGCTGCATGGGTGTGACCCTGGCGAACAACATCGTCAACGGCGGGACGGCCGGGACGGCCGGCTCAGACTACGGAATCCGGTTCGACAACATGAGCGGTGACGTGGTGCTCACGGGCAACCGCGTGACCTCCCCGAACGGTCACGGCCTCTATTGCAACTCGGCGACTTCCTCGACGGCGCGGTTCTTCCTCACCGGCAACATCTTCGAGCACTCGGGCTCCACGACGTACGCGGTGATCCTGCGGGGGCTGGCGCTCGTCAAGTTCACCGGCAACCACATCAACGCCAGCGCCGGGTTCGCCCTCTCCCTGACCACGGACGGCACCAACAAGATCGGGCACCTGATCTGGGACAACTCCAACGTCATCGAGGCCGGCGCAATCTCGATCGTGTGGGCGCAGATCACGAAGGCATCCGGGGAGTTGGTCGGAACCGGCGCGCCCGTGGTCACCGCACCCAAGGGCACCACCTACCGACGCACGGA